TGACGCTGGGCCCCTGGTCGGTGCGCTCGTGCTTCAACCTGCTCTCCGCCTGCCTGGACGCCGCGCTGGCCGACAAGCTCATCCTCGACAACCCCTGCCGTGGCACCCGGCTGCCGACCACCCCCGGCGGCCGGGAGGTCTACCTCACCCGCGACGAGGTCGACGCCGTCGTCGCCGCGATGGACCGCCGGCCGGACGCGGCCGGCTTCGACCAGCTGGTCGTGCGGACGCTGGTCAACACCGGGCTGCGGTGGGGCGAGTTCGCCGGGCTGGAGCTGCGGCAGCTGGACATGCTGCGCCGGCAGCTCACCGTGACCGGCACGCTGATCGAGGTAGACGGCGTGTACTCCCGCAAGCCGTACCCGAAGGGGAAGCGGCAGCGGACGGTGCCGCTTCCGTTGTGGCTGGTCGAGGACCTGGCCCGGCATCTGGAGCGGCACCGTCCGCGCCGGGACGAGCTCGGGGAGCTGGTGTTCCGCCCGGACGTGCTGCCGGCCGGGAAGGGCCGGGCGCTGTCCCGGTCGTCCTGGCCGCGGTCGGCGTTCGCCCCGGCGGTCGCCGCGGTGTTCGGCTGCACCCGCGAGGGCCAGGGCTTCACCCACGAGACGTGCCGGTGCCGGCGGGTGCGGGTGCACGACCTGCGGCACACCTACGCCTCCTGGCTGGTGCAGGCCGGCGTCGGCCTGGACGTGGTGCAGGCGCTGCTCGGTCACCAGTCGATCGTGACCACGATGCGGTACGCGCACCTGGCCCCGGACGCGTTCGCCCGGCCGATCGAGGTGCTGGAGCGGCGTCAGGACGGCGTCACCGCAGTGCCTTCCACTGCGGGCTAGTGCGGTGCTACTGTCGTGCCATGGGACGCCTGACTGCCGCGCTACTGCGTGGACACTGGTTGAAGTCGCCGCGCTTTCAAGGCGGTAGCACGGGTTCGAATCCCGTTGGGGGCACCACCCTCCGACCTGCGCCGGAGCACCGGAAGGTCCCCGGCCAGCACAGGCGCCGGCGTCAGGACGGCGTCAGCCGCACCTTCCACTCCCACGGGCCCGCGCAGCGGTGCGATACCCGATGCCCCGCGCACGAGGGGCTGGACGTCCTGGAGCCGGCGTTCTGCCCGGACTGCGAGGGCGTCCACGCGGCCGGGGAGTGTGTCCTGCGGGTGATCCCCCGCGACCCGCTGCTGGTCCGGATCTCGGGCTGGCTTGCCGGGAAGGTCGCGCCGTGACCGCCGCCGGGCAGGACGGGGAGCCGGACCGGCGGGTGTGCCCGGCTGACGCCCGGGGCCACGACTGGCAGGACCGGAACACCGCCTATTTCTGCGCGCGGCCCACGCATGAGCAGCAGGTCACCACCGGGACGTGCAGCCGGTGCGGCGTCCGGCGGTCCGTGACCACCCGCAACGGCCAGGTCGTCGACGTGACCGACGAGCCGGCCTGACACGACGAAGAGCGCCCCCGCTCCCAGCCCGAAGGCCAGGAGCGGGGGCGACCGGGTGGTCGGTAGATCAGCTGTAGCGGCGCGGCTCGTACGGGTCGACCGCAGCTGCCTTGTCGACGACCAGGGACGGCGACCCCTCCGGGCCGGCGCCGAGCGACACGATAGACGACAACACCGACAGCACCGTCGCGGAGGCCGCCGCGGCGCCGATCGCCGTCCAGGAGATCGATGCGAGGTCGAAGACGCCGCCGACGCTGGCCACCGCGATGTAGGTCTGCGCCGCGGTCTTGACCGCCCGCTCGGCGGCCGACTTCCAGAATGCCTTGCTGAACATGGTGCTCCTCCTCAGGTCAGGGCCCCGCGGTGGCGCTGCAGGTCCACCCGGCCGGACGCCCACGGCACCGTGACGTTGCCGGCGTACTGCCAGAACACCGCCCGGGGGTCGGGCCAGGCCGGGTCCGGGGTCCACGCGGCCAGCGCGAGCGGCCACGGCGGCCACGGCGGCCCCGGCCCGACGAGCCGGTCCTCCTGGAGCTGGTTGGCCAGGAACCACCGGCTCGTGTAGAGCACCGGCCGGACCCCGGTCAGCCCCTGCACCCGCTCCAGGCACTCGATGGTCCAGTCGGTCAACATGCCCGGCGCCAGCCCGTCGGCGTCTTCCACGTCGACCATCGGCGGGAGCGGCAGCGGGCCACCGACAGCGAGGGCCATACCGGCGCTGAACATCCCGACCTGCCACCCGAGGTCCTGCGCCGGGAAGAACCGCCAGTAGCCGCCGACCAGCAGCCCCTGCAGCGCGGCCGCGCGGGCGTACGCCGTCCAGCGGACGTCCCGGCCGTCCGCATCGGTCGAGCCGGCCTGCGGAACACCACGCCCGACCCGGGCGTAGCAGAACTCCATCCCCGCGGCGCGGGCGGCTGTGAAGTCGACGTCCCCGGACCAGCCGGAGACGTCGAACCCGGGGATCAGCCGCCCGTCGGAGGGACCGGCGACACCCGCGCGGCGAGCAGCTCGTTGGTCCGCCGGATCTCGGCCGTGATCTTGTCGAGCTCGACGTTGACGCCCCGGACCGAGACCGCCTCGTGGGTGGGGTCGAGCTTGCCGTCCGCGCCCTGCGCGGAGAAGCCGTTGCGGTACAGCGAGTCGACCGCGGCCTCGACGCGGTCACCGAGCCGGTCCAGCGCCTGCAGGATCTGCGGGTCTGCGGCCATGTCGTCGGGCTCCTCGGGGGTAGGGACGGGCCCGCCCAGGGCCCGGCGGTTGATCTCGGGGATCAGCGCGTACGCGGCGTCCCCGGGGCAGTCGGTGGAGCGGACGTCGCGGTGGCCACCGGTCAGCGTCCGGCAGGTCCACCAGCCCCGGGCGTGGCCGTGGCGGATCAGCCACGCGGCCGCGTCGAGCATCGCCTCGGTGGGTCGGGTCCGGTCGAAGTTGCCGACGAAGACGATCCCCCGGGCGATGCCGTTGCGCTGGTAGGTGTGCGAGCCGAGCAGCCCGAGCGGGTGGCCCTCGTAGATCCGCCCGACGGGCGTGATCGCGAAGGTGTAGGAGATCCCGCCGCCGAAGCGCTGCTGCCCGATCCGCTCCAGCGTCCGGATCGCCGCGTTGTCGTCGGTGAACGGCGGGACCAGGTCCGGCGCGATGGTCGCCGAGTGGTGCAGGTACAGCTCCTCCGCCGGCTGCGGCGCGGGACCCCACACCGGCAGGTAGCGGGCGCCCCACTCGTCGCGGGGGATGATCCGGAAGTCCATCGCCGCTCGCTCCCTCGCTGCTGGTCGTGCAGTACCGGGACAGTAGCGCAGCTGCCGGGTCAGCGAGGCTGTTGCAGCGCCTGGCGCACGCACGCGCGGGCGGCGGCGTCGGTGGAGGCCCGCTGCCCGCACAGCTCCACGGCGATCATCAGGTCCGCCAGCCGGGTGAGGGTCTGCTCGGTGCGTGCGGCGTTGCGCTGGTAGCACTGGCCGGACGGCTCCACGCAGTCACGGATCACCTGCCCGTTGGCGCGGTTGCCGGCGGCGACGGTGACGGACACAGCCAGCGCGAGCGCGGAGAACAGCGCGGCGAGCGCGGCCAGCCACACCTTGGCCTTCTCCAGACGCTGACGCTGACGCTGCAGCTCCGGGTCAGCCAGTTCCGCCTCGGTCATCGGGTGCCCTTCCCCGCCAGCTGGTCGAGCCGGCTCAGTAGCTCCTGCCGGTGGTTGCGTAGCTCACCGTGGTAGGCGTCCACCTTCGACTCCAGGGCGTGGACGGCTTCGGTTCCGGAGACGTACGTGCGCAGGTTCCGCAGCTCTTGATCCTGCGCGTCGCACCGGGTGATCAGCCGCGCTTCGCTGGCTTCGAGCTCGGTCACCCGGGCGGTCAGCGCGGTGTTGCTGTCGCGGAGGGTCTCGATCGTCGCCCGCGCGTAGCTGGCCTTGAAGTACGCCACCAGCGCCGCGACGGCGACCACCAGCCCGAGGAGCCCCCCGAGGACGGCGAAGACCAGCGACAGGGAGCCCATCACGACAGGGTCCGGGCGAGGACCAGGATCACGCCGCCGCGGCCGCCGGCCTTGGTCGGTCGGGACGCCTGCCGGTAGGTCACCCGGTCCAGCACGCACCGGCGGGTCACCGTCCCGATCCCTGGTAGCAGCTCCTGCACCGACACCTCCGCACCCTGGTTCTCCAGCTCTTCCAACGCTTGCAGGCGCGCCCACGCGAACCCGGCCCAGTTGAAGACCTGCCCGTGGCGGTCGGATTCCCGGTCGTTGCACAGCAGCACGTACTGCAAGATCCGCTGCCGCTGCGCCGCGGGCAGCGCCTTCACCGAGTAGGAGGTGAGCTCCACGGCGGCGCCGGCCAGGTCGAAACGCAGCTGGATCCACTGCCGGGGCCCGTCGACGAGCCCGAACTGCTCCGGGTCGGACACCCCGGTCCAGGTCAGCACCGTCTGGTCGGCGAGGCCCGGCGCGGACGCGGTCACCACCAGCTGCCCCGGCGCGGCGAAGGACCCGGACACCTGCCCGAACCGGAACACCTTGGGCTCGACGGTGGAGTACCGGATCCGCGCGGTGCGCAGCCACGCCGGCCGGGACGAGCCCGGCCCGACACCTTCCAGCAGCACCCCGCGGCCGTCGACGCAGAACACCAGCCGGCCGCCGGCGGTGACGTCGACGCCGGTCACGTCCCCGGTCGCGGCGGTGTTGCAGATCAGGTCCGTGGCCCAGGCGAGGTGACCGGCGTCGTCGATGGGCCGGCCGAGGTCGACGCGGAGCAACCCGGACTCGGAGTCGTCGTCGACCGCGAGGGTGCCGCCGGCGTACAGGAAGTCCCCGCGGCCGGTGACGGCCAGCACCGGATGGTCGAGGGTCAGCGACAGCGGCCCGTACTTCAGCCGGCCGGAGAAGGTGTCGAACGTGCCGACCCGCAGACCCCTGGACGTGCCGATCCCCAGGAACGACCCGGCGTGCAGCCGCATCGACCGGACGACCTCACCGGCGGGCATCTGCGCGACCTCAGCGCCGGCGGTGAGCGTCGGCACCACCCCGGAGGTGTTGAGCTCGAAGCGGAGGATCCCGGAGGTGCCGCCGGCGTAGCCGGCGGCGAGGACCGCGGCGGGGTCCTCGGAGATCGCCGTCCAGGTCCATCCGGTGGTGGGGTGGGTGTATTTCTCGGTGGGCAGCGCCGGGCCGGTCCCGACCAGTTCGTACACCTTCAGGTCGACGGCGGCCATGAGCCGCTGCTTCACCCAGGCCAGCACCACCGACCCGGGGGACGACAGATTCCAGATCTTGACGCCGGCGGAGGAGTTGTCGACGGGCCCGGACCAGATCCCGGCGTTGTCGGCGACGAAGTACCGGCGGCCGTCGGTGGCCAGCGCGAGGATCGTCCCGACCCCGGTCCAGGTGACGGCCGTGGTGGTGACCACACCCGCCGCGGAGATGTTGACCGTGGTCAACGCTGCGCCGGCGGCGTGCAGGATGTAGTCGACGGTGCCCATCCGCGCCGCGGCGATCTTCTGCCCGGACGCGCCGGACGCGACCGGCAGGGTGGTGTCGGGGAGCCGCCGCAGCACCCCGGGAGTCCAGGGGTCGACGTTGACAGACGCGTCGAAGCGGATCCGGCCCTCGGCCGGCGGCCGGCCGGGCGACTCCAGGTACGTCAGGCCGGCGCCGCCGTGGAACGACGCCTGCGAGCGGTACCACCAGCCGCCGAGGGACTGCTCCCCGGCCTCCTCCGAGGCGTCCTGCTGCTCCTTCCGCCACGGCGCGGTCTCCCGGATGTGCGGGTCGGTGTCGTCCCAGCCGGCGAGGAACCCGATGCCGCCGATGACGACGTCCCAGGCGATCCCGGAGGCGGCGAACGCGCCGGCGGACAGCCCACCAAGCCGGGCGGGGATCCGGAACGGGATGCGGGGCATCAGGCCTCGAAGCCCGCGTAGCCGACGGTGAACGAGACACTGGGCGCGCTGATCGCCCGGAGCCGGAACTGCGTCGCCGTGTAGGAGTCGGTGCCGGCGATCTGCGCGTTCATCCCCCCGAGGGACTGGGCGACCCAGGTGGCCAGGACCAGCGCCGGGGTGAACCCGAGGCCGTGGGTGATGGTGGCGTACCCGGAGGCGTCGGTGTTCGCTGTCGCCTGACCCCAGGAAATCCGCTTGCCGGCCTTCGCCGCCGGGACCGCGGGCAGGTTGTTCGCGGCCACGTCGCCGTCCTTGGTGACCTTGAACTTGCTGCCGTCCAGCGGGAACCGGAGCGGGTCGTCGGTGAAGAACCCGCGCAGCCACAGCTTCGCCGCGGAGGTGATCTCCCCGGCGGTGGTCAGCAGGAACTGGTCGGAGAGGTCGTCGGCGGCTCGCAGCGCGAGGAACGTCGCGGCGGCCGAGGACGGCGGCACGTACTTGTACGCCGGCTGGGTGAGGTCGGACGGCTTGTGCGCGACCCGGCCGTTGGCCACGACCACGAACAGCTGGTCCCCAGCGCTGTTCTGCACCTCGAGGAGATTCGCCGCCTGTGCGGCGGCGCCCTTGACGACGAGCGGTTTCTTCGCCGGGTCGGTCGGGTTGATGAAGGTGTCACCGGTCCGGCCGACCTTGAACAGCAGCACCGCACCGGTCGAGTCGAAACCCTCGATCAGCGACGCCGCCCCGGAGCCGGACGCCTGCGCCTTGACCGCCTGGTCGGCGGCGGTGGCCTGCATCCGGGAGGAGGAGATCACCTTGCTGGTGAGTGTCTGCGCGTCGGTGGTCCCGACGATCTCACCGACGGTGCCGTGCCCGGACGCCTCCGAGGTGTGCAGGTTGGCCTGGTCGTAGTCCAGCGCGATGGCGGTGTGCACGAACGCGGCGCCCACGCCGTGCGCCTGCGGTGCGGCCCCGTCGTAGCCGCGGACGCAGGAGGTGACCGTGATCCCGGACATGCCGGTGACGAGCACGACCTCCTCCGCGGCGCCCAGGTAGTCGATCGCCGCGGTGAACGGCACGGCCGGGAATCCGGTGCCGGTCGACAGCGCGAACGTCGTCACGCTCGCGTTGATCCCCACGGTGAGCTGCGCCGCCGCCGAGCTGTTGGCGTACCTGCGCCGGGCGGTGAGATCGGACATCTCAAACCCCCTCGAAGTGCGGCCGGGACGGGTAGGTGGTCAGCAGCCGCCGCCGCTCGCTGGCGACCCGCAGCGCGTACTCCTGCCGCAGGAACCGGGACGCAGCCATCGACGCCCCCGTCGAGACCTTCTCGACCCGCTGCGACTGCTCGACGGTGGCCAGCTGCCCGCGGGACAGCTCCTGCCCGAGCACCAGGTGCGACGCGGCCGCGAGCACCACCAGGTCCGCGACGCCGGCGTGCAGCCCGGTCACGGTGAAGTCGTCGCCCGGGTTGACCAGCTGCGCCGGCTCGGCCGCGTACAGGATCCGGACGGTCTCGCCGATCGGAACCCCAGGGACCGTGGCCGCGACCCCGGACGGGAAGTCGACCGGATCTGCCCGCACGTTCAGCCGCCAGGACCGGGCCCGTTCCCACTCCACCGGCAGGCCCACGGTCTGCCACTGCACGTCGATGATCCACCGGGCACCGGCGGGCAGCTCGTACTCCGCCCGGTCGTCCGCCTCGACCTCGGCCGACGCCACCGCCCACAGGTCCGGGAACAGGCCGCGGATCACCTGGTTGATCCGCTTGCGCACCCGGTCCCGCGGCGGCCGGGGTGCAGTGGTCACCCGGGCGCCGGCGGCGTGCGGCGCTGCGGTGCTGCCCTGTTGGCCGCGGCCCCACGGCGGGACCGTCGCGATGGCGCCTGCGGTGTCGTAGCTGGCCACGTACACCAACTCGTCGTCGATCTCGGTCAGCCCCCGGCCCAGCTGCATCCCGTCATCGACGAAGATGGTCAGCTGGGCGGCGTCCAGCGCCTCAACCAGCGTGCACTGCTGCGGCTGCTGGCCGGTCCAGTCGTTGAGCAGCCCCACCGTCTCCTCGACCATCTCGCCGAAACTAGGCACGGAACGCGACCCCGTCCCGCTGCGAGCGATCCTCGGCCTTGCGGACGTGCCGGGTCAGCGGCGACTGCGGCTGGATCCCCTGCTCCCGCGCCGCCTGGTAGCGGCCGAGGACCCGCGCCCGCTTCACGAAGTGCCCGTGGTCCGGGCCGGCCACCTGGATGCCCTTGTTGCGCAGGCACGCCCCGAACGATGTGCATCCGGCGCCGCACGAGCAGGTCTTGCCGCCGTCGATCAGCACGCTGCCTCTCCTCTTCAGTCCGCGATCGGGGTCAGGTATGCGCCGTAGCCGGCCGCGGCGAGCTCGTCATGGGTGATCTGGTCGACGGTGTGGATGTGGCCGCCGTGGAACAGCCGGTCCGCCGCGGCCTCCTCCGCCGCAGTGGTGCTGGACGCGGCGCGCCACACACCGCCGACGCGGAGCACCGTCAACCCGACCACCCGCTCCACCCGCGGCCCCCACGACGCCCCCGGTTCGGCGAACGGCCTCTCGACGACGGTCCGGGTCGGCCCGGTGAACCGGTAGAGCGCCCCCTCTTCGACCTGGATCACCGCGTCGAACGCGCCGCCCTCACCCGCGGCTACCTCAGCGCCGAGGAGGAGGGCGATGCTGCTGTCGTACGCCTCACCCAGGCCGGTGGTGGCCTCCGCGAGCGCCTGCCCCGTCGTGGTGACCGTCGCGTCGAACGCGGCGCCGGTCACGGTGACCGGGTTGTCGGAGATCAGTTCGAGGTCGACGCCGCCGCCGGTCGGGTCGAACAACGCGGCCCCGGTGCCGTCTCCCGAGCCGGCGTTGACCGTCGTCTGGACCGTCGCGTCGCCGGCCGCGGCGGTGCCGGTGGCGACCTCGGCGTCCGGTGCCGCGTTGACCGACGCCGGGCCGATCAGCACCGCGGTGTCGTCCAGCCGGTACGCCGAGATGATGATGTCGATGGTCGCCGCGGCTGGCGCGCCGACCCGGGTGTTGTCGACCGTGCCCTGGTTGTAGGTGACGTTGCCGGTGTCGCCGCCGCTGATCGGGGTCAGCGAGTGCCCCAGGTAGAGCACCAGCCGCTGCGTGGTGGCCGCGTTGTCGAACAACCGCTCCAGCCGGTACAGAGTGTTCGCGGCCAGCGCGCTGTTGGTGGTGGTCCCGCCGGCCGGGACCGACGTGCCGTTACGGACCGACAGGGTGCCGGCGGCGTTGAGCCGGATCTGCCCGCGGATCGTCGAGGAGGCCATCAGGTTCTCGATGAACGTGTCCGCGGAGGGCAGCCCGGTCGGGAGGTAGAAGTAGATCCGCTCGCAACCCTGCGCGATCGCCGTGAAGTCCTTGCGGCCGTACCAGCTGGCCGCGGTCGGGGCGACCCGCATCGCGAAGCCGGAGCCGGCGACCAGCGCGGCCGGCACGTCGGCCTCGAAGACCGGTGTGCCGACCACGGTGGTGAACGTGCAGTTCGGGGATCCCTGGCTGGTCCCGGCCAGCGTGGTGCCGTCCGGGCCGGTCGTGAAGAACTCGTCGATGAGGGTGCTCACCAGGCCACCGCCTCACCGTTGGCCCGGTACCCGTACTTGGTGGCGACCGCCCCCCACGCCGCGTAGTCGGCGCCGGTGGTGTCGTTGCCGAGCTCCCACGACTCCGCGGGGCTCCCCGCCCAGTCCCGGCCGTTGAAGTCGAAGTACAGCGCGCCCGCGCACAGCGGCTGGGAGGCCCAGAACTCGGCCGCGTAGGAGATCCAGCCGGCCTTGGTGTAGGGCACGTTGTTGTTGATCGACCACTGCGGGCGGGTCCCGGACAGCCGGCGGATGCTGCCGGACTCGCAGACGATGAACGGCTTGTTCCGGGCGGTGACCCAGCTGATGAACCCGCCGTGGATGTAGCCGCCGCCGGCCGAGCCGAGCGACTCGGTGGGGTCCGGCTCCCCGTACTCGAAGCCGGGGGAGTCCCAGCGTTGCGTGACCGACAGGCTGCCCTCGTTGTAGGCGTCGATGCCGACCAGGTCGACGTAGGAGTCGCCGGGGTACCACAGGTCGGGGTCCCGGTTGCTCGACAGCTTCCACGAGTAGGCCATCATGATCCAGATGACCTTCAGCTCGGACCGGCCGGTGGCGTGCACCAGGTCCGCGAACCGCTGGTACGCCGAGCGGTACTGCGCGTAGGTGAACCCGGCCGGGTCGGCGCCGCCGTGCGAGCCGGAGGTGTTGTCCTCCGGCTCGTGCCAGATCCCGATGGCGGTCTTGTGGCCGGCCGGGATTGACGCGAGCAGGGTGTTGATGTTGGCGTTGAGGGTGGTCCCGGCGGCCAGCGTGGCGATCGACGGCTTGAAGGAGTAGACCGTCACCCGGCCCGGGGTGACGTCCTGGGAGCCGGTGGAGGACATGAAGTTCGTGGAGAACCCGCTGTCGTAGGTGCGTTGCAGGTCCAGGTCCGCGCCGATGAGGGTCTCCTCGGTCGCGATCGGGGTGCCCGAGCCTGGTGTGCGGACCCCGACCAGCAGCCGCTGCTCGCCGGTGACGGTGACCGACGCGTCCAGTGCGGCGCCGACCGGGGTCACCGTGCCCGACCCGGCCATCGCCGCGACGGCGACGGCCGGGGTCGGCGCGGCGCCGGTCCCGGCGGCGGTGCCGGCCGCCGCGGGCACGTCCAGGATGTTGAAATGCCGCCGCTCGGTGATCCGCACAGGCATCGGCGGGGCCCCTTACAGGGTGTAGCGCATGATGCCGTTGACGTGCCAGACGATCGTCGCCTGGCCGGCCGTGACGGACTGCGTCCCCCCGAAGTAGTTGTAGGTGATGCCCTGGTCGGCGACCGGGGAGGCGACGGTGTCGTCGTAGACCTCGCAGCCGAAGAACGGGGTCAGGGTCGCCGCGGTGCCGGACTGGGTGTCGACGGCGTCGAGGAACACCACGCCGGCGGTGCCGACGTCCACGACCGGGGAGGCCAGCGCCACCCCGCCCTGCGCCCACTGCCCGGCCTGGAAGACCTCGTTCGCGGTGGCCCACTGCCCGGCGTTGTACGCGGTGCTGGCGCTGGCCGCGTTCTGGTCCGGGGTGATCGAGTTGTTGTAGAGCGCGACCTTGAAGGCGTCCGCGTTCAGATCGAACGGCTCCGTCCGGTTCAGGGAGTCGGCGAGGTACGCCCGGAAGATCTTGCTGACGGTCCATGCCATGTCAGGCCCTCGCCTTCCCGGTGCCGCCGGCGACGCCGGCGTTGACCGTCACGTCCCGGCCGGCGGCCGGGCCGAGGTGCTGGGAGACGTCCACGCCGGCGCGGACGTCGGCGGCCAGCCGCGCGGCCTGCGCCCGCTGCTCGTCGACCAGCTCCCGGGCGGCCTTCGCGTGGCCGGCCGCGTCCTTCGCGGCGGCCAGCTGCGCTTCGGCCTTGGCGACCGCGGCCTGCGCGCTGTCCACCGCCGCGGCCGCCGAGCGCGCCTCACGGTCGTAGTACGCCGCGGCGGCGTCCGCGCGCCGCGGTGGGGTGTCCTGCTCGGTGACGGCGCCGGCGAGCACCGCGTCCCGGAACGCCTTGTCCTTCTCAGCCACTGCTGGCCTCCTCGA